ACCCAGCTATCGGGGCCCCCCCGCCGTCACTATATTTCACAACCAGGCGGCCCCCGGAACAGTACACAGACACCACAGAACGCCCATCATGCCCGTCCTTGCCATCCCGACCATTCGTGCCATCGGCACCGGCAGAACCCTGCGGGCCGGCAGGGCCAATAGGACCCCGTTCACCCTGTGCACCCTGCGGGCCGGCAGGGCCACTGCCACCATCAGCCCCATCAACGCCATCCCTACCAGGCACACCATCCCGGCCATCAGCCCCGTTCACACCGGCAACACCATCACGGCCATCCGAACCGTTAGCGCCAGGCAACCCGTCAGGACCTTTCACACCATTCAAGCCAGGAGAACCCTGCGGACCAACAGGGCCAACCAGCCCAGCCGAACCATTAACACCATCACGGCCATCAGCACCTGCAGGGCCTTGCGGGCCGCGCACACCGGCAGGGCCAGGCACACCCTGCACACTCCGCTCAGCACGCTGAGCATCCACACACAAACCAGACTGGTGAAGCCGCGCAGACTCCACCCCACCCGAAGCACACGCCTGCTTCACACGGGCAGCTAAACCCCTGGCGGCTGTACCATTCGACTGGGCCCTCGCCTGCTCCGAATCCCTTTGGGAAGCCACAGACCCGTACCGCAAAGCACCCCCGGCAACCACCGCCAACAACACAAGCGACAAAAACAACAGCAACAGGGAAGCCTTCTCAAACGAGCGGCGCTGCCTTTTTTCTTCCTCCAACTCCCTCAACCCTACTCACCTCCACCATCAACAGTATCTTTCAAAAACTCGGGCACATCAGGAAGATGCATCGGCTCCACATCATCAGGAAGCCCGGCGTTAAACCGGCGAACCTCACGCCGCACACCCCACGTATACTCCTCCATAGCATCCACCTGCGCCGACAGCCGCCGCAAACGCCTCCGAGATTTAGACGTGACCGCCTGAACAGAACCCAAAACCGTGGCCAACGCTGTACAGATAGAGGCCACCAGTGCAGGAGTAAACCACGACACCACAGCCCCCCAACATCACACCATCCGCCACAACAACAGCCCGGTCACACGCCCACAGCTATCCAGTTAGCTATCGCAGGCACACCATTCGGCTTAGAACCATCATTCGTAATAAACGCCAAACCAAAATCCTTATTAGTAATATTGTAGGCTTTCACATCAATCTGTGCCGTGCCCCCAGCCGCCGTAGCCATAGACGCCACCACAACAGGCGGACTAGTGAACTGGCGATCAAACGGGATCGTGTAAGCATACACAGCAGACCCGCCAAACTGGATCGACTTCGAACCCGTCTCGATCCGCGGAGACAACAACATCCACTCGTTAGCATGATGAGCCCACACGGCACCAGAAGGAACCATCACACGGTCACCCTCCACAGGGGTAGGGTCACAGGCTGCAGACTCGCCAAACGCCACACGGGCCGCTATAGCACGCCTATCCAGCTGCTGCTGCAACCCGTTAGACGACAACACCAAAGTCGCCAACAGTTGCTGATGGTACACGCCAGGCTCGGCACGCAACACATCCCTGGCACGCTCCGCACGGCCACCGGGAACAATCTCCAACTTGGCTGTGTTCTGCTCCCAATCCCGCGACAACACCACATAGTCATAACGGTTTTCACCAGGGCCAGGCAGCTGCCCCGTCACCGTCTCAACACTATTCGACGTGCACATCACCCCGTGAGCCCAAGCCTGCCCCGGCAGGACCTCACACAACACTGTGGCACCCTGAATAGTCGTGTCGACACGAAAATCGTCCGGGCCCTTCACAGACGGCATATTACCCATCAGACCAGACATTTGAGCCCAATCATACTCGGTCAACACACCATCAAACCCTTTACACACAATACCCACAACAAACCCCAATCACTTACTAAAACTTTTGCAAATCCCGCACACCCGCAGCCAAACCAGCAACACGCCGTGCTAGCAACGCCGACGGATTATCCTCATAATCCCCCGCGACAGGAGTCACCTTCGTCCAACCATCACCAGGCGAATCACACTCCACATCAATCTGCCGCACAATCTCCGCAATCGGGCCAGAACCCACATCCACATAGATCAAATCACCCGGCATCAGATTGCCGGGCCCAAACCGCAACACATCCGACTCAGCCAACTCGATCTTAAACCCCGACGTGGCCCCTAACTCGGACAGCACCTGCTCAGCCTCATCGATGAGATGCACATGTTCAGAATCCGTGTTACGGGCATCCTTAAACACCTCGACACGATCAAACCAATCCCCCTCGGCCATCGAATCAACATCCTCGCAAAACAGCCGATCTTTGCCCTCGCCGCGGCCACCAACCACCACCGAAGTCGCCTTCGGGGCGTCACGCACATACTCCCACGACACAATCGAACCAGACTCGGCAGTCAACACATGCTTCCGGGTCACAGCAGGCACACAATCAAACAGTAAACCACGCTGATCCTTCACCTTATTCTCAAACTGGTTCACCGTGACAGTCATCCGAGCCCACGACAACACCGGCAACAACTTATCGGCAAACACGTGAAACCGCGCCTGAAAATCCTTAATATAGCGGCCACGACTCTCATCATCGGTCATAAACAAACCAGGCGGAAAACGCCAAGCATTATCCCCCAACACCTGCTTAGCAACCGACTCAGCCGCACCCGAATAGTGGGCATAATCCCTGTCGGCACGCCACTCCATACCAACCAAACCAGGACGATAATTCACAGGCCACATCAGCATACGCCACAACAGGCGGATATCATCCTCACACGTGATAGTCACCCGCGAAGAACGCCAAGGACCAACACCATGAACCTTACGCACAGGCCCAGAAAAAATCTGGCCACCACCATAATCAACAACCAGCCGTGCACCCGGCTTCGTCAACCCTTCAAGCCTTGAATGATCCCCCGACACAACCAACTCCAGCGTCGACAAACCATTCCACTTCAACGACAACTTCAATGATTCAAAAAAAATGATAGGCGCCACACGGCGATAATCCGGCGTAAACAATGTTATCTGCGGAACAAGATCAGCCATCAACTATTCACCAAGCCCTCAAAAACCTGTACTGCACCGACACAACAATCGCACCCAAACCAACCATCTTAATATTCACACTCTTAGAACCGCCAGGCGGGATAGGCGCAAACTCCCACTCTGTCAAACGATCCATCACATCCTCAAACCCGTTCAACAACGCAGACTGTTTACGAGGATCCGTATCAATAGTGATCCAATCAAACTCCTCGACAGGATAATCAGAAGACACACGCAAACCATCAATCTGCACAGACCACGACTCCAAAGGACCCTCAACACGAATCACAGGCCACGCAGGCACATCACCCTTATTAGACAGATTATCCCAGCCCGAACCAACACCAGGCGTCAACACCACAGGAAACGCCGTGCCATCCTTACCGACAGGGCCGCCACCCAACCAATCCTGCAACTTTGCATTACTGAAACGAAACTTCTGCTCATCCCCATACCAAAACGGGTCATAAGCTGTCAAATGAAGCACATAACGCGCATAACCCCTGTTCACCGGATCAACCGTAAACGTGTCATCAGCCGAATCAAACCGACACCGCAGCACACGCTCACGGCCGGCAGGAGTCTTCACAGACAACTCCCCCTCCCCCCCGGGAGGAAACGCAGACCACAACGCGTCATAGGCTTTCAAAAAACCGTTACGAAACCCGCCCACCGGATCCGGGTCCACACCCGACACCAAAACCGGCAGCGTCACCTCGCGAGGCTTCACATTAAACCCGCGCCACTCCGAGCCGTGCACCCCAACATGTGTTTGAGAAAAATGCTCAACCTCAGGAACACCCAAACCGCGCAACGAATCATTCAACAACATGACAGGAGACGACCCAGTATAATCCGTCAAATGAAGCACACGCTCCGGATCATTACCAATCAACGGCAACATAGACCAGGTCACAGTCAAACCGGCACGATCAGACGGGTCAGGAATAAACATGCACAACACCCCCTCAATCACACGTAAGCCAACGCGTTCAAAGCGTCACGCTGCTGCCGCTCAATCCGCTTCGCAAACTCGTTAGGATCACCATACGTGGGTCCGTTAACATTCACCACAACACTCTTATCATTCGCACGCTGATACCTGCCATACGGGGTAAACGAGCCCACCGACGATCGCACACCAAACCGGGCATCGACCGCATCAGGCAGACGTCCCGCCATATCAGACATAGCATCCAACGCCAAACCAGCATTACCGGTGATCCCCTCAGCCAAACCGGCAACCACCTGGCGACCAACCTGGTCACGAAACACCCGAGACGGGGAATGAATACCCAACACAGACTTCGCCGCATTCGCAACCTGAGAACCCATATTACGCACCGTATCCAACAGGCCACTCATAGCATTCCGGATACCATTACCCAAACCAGACACCACATCACGGCCAGCAGACACCAACAGGGACCCCATATTACCGAGAGCATGCCGAATATTGCCAGGCAAATTCCGGAAAAAACCCAGCACACCATGCACACCACTAGACACAGCGGACCCCATAGCATGCATAGCAGAAGAAGCCGCACTCCGGGCACCATTAAACCCGCGCACAGCACCACTACGAACCCTAGACGCCATCGAACTGAAAAACCCGCCAACAGCAGACGCCACCGAAGACACAACACTCCGGATAGCATTCATCGCAGAAGAAACAGCACCACGAGCCGCGTTAAAACCAGACCTCACATGAGAAGCAACAGAAGAACCAAGCCGGGCAAAAAACCCCACAACCGCGTTCACACCGCCAGAAATGATCGACTTGAAACCGCTAATAAACGCAGACGTAAACGCTCTAATATGATTCCAGCCATTCAAGATGGCCGTGCCCATAGACCTCACGCCAGACACTAAATGATTCACAACCCATGAGATGACACGGGTGACAGCCCCAATAATGCGGGCTGCAGCAGACACAATAGCGCCAAGAATACGTGCAACAAACCCGATCACAGCTGTCACAATTGGCATCACAACCGGAATAATGCGGGCCACCACCTGCAACACAACCGAAACAACCTGCACCACCACACGCATAATCGACATGATGACTGGTATCAACGACCGGACCAAACCAATAATCGGCGGCAGAACAGACATGACAGCACCCAAAATCTGTTGAATCACAGGCATCAAAACAGGCACCAACTGCATGATCACGCCAACAACCTGCCGTATCACAGCAACAACAGCCTGCAACACCGGCATCAACGCCGGCAACAACATGGCCGCCACCTGCGTCACCGCACCAATAATCTGCGTGATCACAGGCACCAGCCGGGCGACAAGCATACCAATCACAGGCATAAGCTGTGCAGCCAAACCGGCAACCAAACCAATAAT